GAAACTTTGGAAGCATTTAATGCAGAAAAGCTGGGATTAGCTGAACGCGCACCTTCCGAGGCCGAGCAATCGGAGCCGGAAGTTGAAGCCGAGCAGAGTGAACCAGAGGTAACAGATGAAAAGAAACAGAATCCCAAACTTGAACGACGGTTCTCCACGCTATCAAAAGCCCGCGACCAGGCGAAAGCCGAAGCACAAAAGGAACGCGAGGCCAGAGAAACGCTAGAGGCTCGGGTTAAAGAGTTAGAGGGCGGCGCGAAACCGGAAGCTAAATCTCCCGCAGACGCAAAGCCAAAACCTGAGCAATTCACCGATGCCTTTGAGTACGCCGAGGCATTAGCTGAATATTCCGCAGAGGCAGCATTAGCAAATCGAGACAAACAGGACGCTGAGAAACGCGCCGCGGTCGAACAGGCCAAGCTCATAAAGGGCTGGGAAACTCGTTTGAAAGCGACGAAAGCAGAAATACCGGACTTTGCAGAGATGGTTGAAAGTTCCACGGTGACCGTAAGCGACGCGATCCGGGATGCCATTCTTGAAAGTGATATCGGACCACGAATCCTGTACCACCTTGCAGAGCACGAAGATTTTGCGCTCTCTGAATGAAATGCCGCTGATCACTGCTATTCGTGAAATTGGGAAACTGGAAGCGCGGCTGGAAAAGCCCGCTGAGTCTGTTCAGTCTGTTACGCGATCCAAAGCACCAGCGCCGATCAGCCCGATACGCGGTGCTGCCAGCGGTTCTGATTTCAAAGTGGACTCTAAGGGCGAGTTCCACGGAAGCTACCAGAACTGGAAAGCAGCGCGGCAAGCGGGCAAGATTCGCTGACCACTAATCCAATTTAGGAAAAAAATATCATGGCTAATAATCTGCTGACTATCAGCAAAATCACGAATGAAGCACTGATGGTGCTTGAAAACGAATTGACCTTTACGAATGAGGTTGATCGTAACTATGATGACCAATTCGCTGTTGTGGGCGGCAAGATCGGCGCGACCGTGAACGTTCGCCGTCCTGGTCGTTTTATCGGCACCACTGGTCCGGCTCTTAACGTTGAAGATTTCAACGAGACAAGCGTGCCGGTTACTTTGTCGACTCAGTTCCACGTTGACACCAGCTTTACGACTCAGGATCTGGCGCTGTCGCTTGATATGTTTTCGGACCGCGTGCTGAAACCGGCTGTGGCCGCTATTGCAAACAAGATTGACCGCGATGGTTTGGTTACCGCTGCTGCCAACACCGCGAACATCGTCGGCACTGCAGGCACGCCGCCGACCAGCTTGCTGACCTACCTCACCGCTGGTGCCTATTTGGATAGCGAAGGTGCGCCGCGTGATGGCCGTCGTTCGTGCATCGTGGAACCGTTCACCAGTGCAACGATTGTTGACAGCCTGAAAGGTCTGTTTGTGCCGAACCAGAAGATTTCTCAGCAATACGAGAAGGGTCTGATGGGTACGGATTCCGCTGGCATGAAGTGGAAGATGGACCAAAACGTTGTTTCGCAGACGTTTGGTTCGTTTGCTGGTACTGGTGCTGTTGCTACCACAACCGCCACTGGCTTTTTGACAACCGGTTGGGCTTCGACCTCGACGATCACACTGATTGCAACTGGTGCTGTTTCGCTGAATGCTGGCGACACCTTCCAGATCGCTGGCGTGTATGCGGTCAACCCGCAGAATCGTCAAGCGTATGGCACGAACAAGCTGCGTAATTTCGTTGTGAAAACTGCCGCTTCCGGCACCAGCACTTCGTTTAGCGTGACTGTTTCGCCTGCCGTTATTACTGCTGGTCAGTTCCAAAACGTCAGCATTCCGACCACAAGCGCAACCGCGGCGGTTACATTCTTTAACAGCTCTGGCACCGTGTCACCGCAGAATATTGTTATGCACCGCAATGCGTTTACCGTTGCGATGGCTGACCTTGAGCTGCCGGAAGGTGTGCACTTCGCTGGTCGTGCGAGCGACAAAGAGCTGGGGATGTCCATTCGTGTCGTTAGGCAGTACACAATAAATAACGATTCAATCCCGACTCGTTTGGATGTGCTCTACGGCTGGGCGCCGCTGTATCCCGAGCTTGCTTGCCGCGTTGCTGCGTAATAACCAGGGGCGCAGTCAATGCGCCCCGTCTAACCTCATTTAAAGGAATTCATCATGGCAAATCCAGGACCGGCCTCGGCCACCACGATTCACCCGCAATCCCTCGGCACTAATCAGGCGTATCGTTTGCTTGGTTATGCAACGGGCGTTTCACTCGCTGCCACTGGCGATGCGGCTACTTTTAACGTCATTAACAGCGCGACCTACAACATCACCAACGTGGTAATCACCAATGCAAGCGCAGACGTTTCCGGCGGCGCTCTTGCCATCTGGACGGGTCCGGCTGGCACCGGCACAGAAATCGTGACCAATGCTTCGCTGACCAGCAACACCAGCTCGGCATATGTCACGAAATCCACTGTTGTTGCTGCAACTGGCACTAAAAATCTG